CGATTACATTAGTACTCAGAGACAACAACAAGCACCTCAACAATACGTTGAGCCTGAAGACGATATAGACTATTTTACAGACCCTCCAGGTGCTGTCAATAGGGCAATTGAGAATCATCCTAAGATTAAAGAAGCAGAGCAGTACTCTTCGCAGTATAAGCAACAAGCTGCGTTGGCTACGCTTAATAACAAACACCCAGACATGCAAGAGATCCTAGCTGATCCTAAGTTTGCTGAGTGGATAAAAGCTTCTAAGATTAGGACTCAATTGTTTGTAGCCGCTGACCAAGGGTACGATGCTGACTCTGCTGACGAACTTTTCTCACTCTGGAAAGAACGGAAGCAAGTAGTAAAGCAGACCGCTAATGTTGAAAAGCAGGAGCGTAAGCAACAACTCAAGGCAGCTAACACAGGCAACGCCAGAGGCAGTGCTGAAGGAAGTCGTAAGAAGGTATATCGCAGGGCCGACATTATTAAACTAATGAGAACTGACCCAGAGCGTTACCAAAGCTTGTCCAACGAAATCTTACAAGCGTACGCAGAGGGTCGTGTCAAATAATCTATTAGGAGATTAATATGGCTACTACAACATATACTTCTTCGCCAGCAGCAGCAGCGTTTACAGCGAAGACCGAAGCATCAGCGTTTATTCCAGAAATCTGGAGTGACGAGGTAATTGCTGCTTACCAGAAAAACCTTAAGATGGCACCGCTTGTCAAAAAGATTGCAATGACAGGCAAGAAAGGTGACCGTATCCACGTCCCAGTACCTGTCCGTGCGGATGCAAACGCTAAGGCTGCTGACACTGCGGTTACTGTAATTGCAAACACTGAAGACGAAATCACAATTGACGTAAACCGTCACTTTGAGTACTCTCGTCTTATTGAGGACATCGTAGAAGTACAAGCACTCAACAGCCTCCGTCAGTTCTATACTGAAGACGCTGGTTATGCACTTGCTAAGAAGGTTGACACTGACCTCCACCAAGTTGCTACAGCTTTCCGTATTGACGGTGCTAACGCTAACGTAGGTGCTACTAACGTACTGCACACTGGTCTTCCTGCAAGCTACGTACACAGTTCTTGTTTCTTTAACGACGCTACTAACGGTACTACAGCGTTTGCTCAAGACACTGTTATTGCTGACGACGTGTTCACTGACGAGTTCTTCCGTGACATGATTCAGAAGATGGACGACAACGACGTACCTATGGACAACCGTTGCTTGGTAATTCCACCTTCAGTACGTAACCAGATCCTTGGTATTCAGCGTTACGTGTCTTCTGACTTCGTAAGCGGTCAGCCAGTTGCAAGCGGTCTTATCGGTAACCTTTACGGTGTAGACGTATACGTGTCTTCTAACTGTGAAGTTATTGAGACTTCTTCTGAAAACGGTGCTGGTCCTGAAGTACGTGCTGGACTCTTGTTCCACCGTGACGCTATCGTCCTTGCAGAGCAGATGTCTGTACGTTCACAGACTCAGTACAAGCAGGAGCACTTGTCAACTCTGTACACTGCCGACACTCTCTACGGTGTCGAGTGCTACCGTCCTGAAGCTGGTTTTGTTCTGGCTCTGCCAAACTAAGCCTAAGCTAAAACTCAAGGGGTCAGCAATGGCCCCTTCCCTTTCTGACTCAGGAGAACATCCATGTCACGTTTAGCTAAAGATTCTAACTCAGCGCCTATCCAATGTTTACGACCCGGAGCTGCTCAGACAGTATCCGTATCAGGAACTGCTGCTTCATCTACTTCTATTTCACAACGAGTAACCCGCATTGTAGCCACAACAGACGTACACGTTAGTGTCTCTGGTACTGCTACTACTAGCGACTTTTATATGCCTGCCAATACGGTAGAGTACATTCACACTTTTGACGGAGACACTATTAGCTTCATCACTGACGGAACTACAGGAACAGCTTACGTTTCGGAGATGGACTGATGTTTGGCTCAGTAGTCAACAGGCTTGGCTCGTCTGTTCGACGGGCTTTGTCTCAATATGCTGTTGGTACTAACGAACCTGAGTTAGCACTTAACTTTGTAGACAACGAATACAGAACTAACAATTCTGGGTCTACCTTTGCCAGCGCTATAACACACAGCCGCTCAGGTAACGCTGTGATGACAGACGGCTATGGGCCAGAGCTTTTGTCAGACACGGGGTTTGATAATTCGTCAGAGTGGACTCTAGGCACCGGGTGGTCTATTTACAGCAGTCAATTAGCGTGTGATGGATCACAAAGCGTTGTAACAACTGCATCTCAAACGGTTGATATACCTAGAGCAGGAACATACGAAGCAACTATTTATGTTAAAAACGTAGTTTCGGGAACAACAGGAATTTCGTATGTGTCTGGTACAGCTACTTTAGAAGCTACTTCAAGCTATCCTAGCACAACAAGCAAAGGACAAATTACTAGATACTTTACGTTTTCATCTAGCGGCACCTTTACAGTAAATGTAAACAACACTACTAATTTTGTTGGTTCATTTGATAATTTTAACTTTCGCGAAATGCCTGTACTCAAATGGGCACCGCATAATCTGGTTGACGATTCTGATGACTTAACTGGGCTTGGCTCTATTACAGGAGTAACGCGTACCGAAACCGTCCTTACAGAAACTACAGATACAGGCAGTCACACAATCAATATAGCCTATACTCCTACTATTGGAGAAAAATACACAGTAGCGTGTGAAGTCAAACTTGAGTCTGGTACGCGTTTTGTATCTTTTAGAGGCTTTGGTGAAGGCGGTGCAAATAAGTACCCTATATTCAATCTAGTCAACGGAACAATAGAAGACTCTGGCGACTCATATACTGACGTATCTATCACAGATGTTGGTGGAGGCTACTATTTACTTAAAGGCTCTGTTATAGCAAGTCTTGCTTTTTCGTGGGCAATACATATGCAAAATTCCACAACGTCTGGGAGTGGCGGCTATGAATACACAGGCGACGGAACATCTGCGATTGCCATTCGTAAGATCAGACAGTACCGCTCTGACTTAGGCGGCATGGTAGATAACCCTGATAAGACAGGGAATGACGTTGACTACGTACCAACAGACAATGCAATAGCTTACTTGCCCCGAATAGGCCACCACGTCTACAACGGTAACGCATGGGTTAACGAGGGCGTACTGGCTGAGTCTGAGGCTAGGACTAATCTGATTAACTACTCAGACTTTAGCACAAACTGGGCTACAACCAACGCCACAAAGACAGATGATGACGCTACTGGCCCTGATGGAGAAATTAGCGCAATAAAACTAGAAGGTGACTCTACTGTAGCGGCTCACAATATCAAGCGTGGCAATGTTAGTGTTAATGTAAGTTCAAACTATACCTTTAGCGTTTTTGCTAAAAAAGGCACTCATGATGCTATCGGTTTACGTTTAGACAAAAGCGATAGTGGAGCAGCATGGGCAAACTTTGATCTAACAAATGGTTATTCAAAAACTGGCGGTGGCGGTACAGCGGCAGATATCGCAACTATCGAAGATATAGGTAATGGCTGGTTTCGTTGCTCTGTAACAGCTTCAACAAATAGTAGCGATGTAAATATTAATCCACATATTCACTTAATGGATGATTACGCGAGTCCTGCTTCAGCATGGAATGCTAATGGTAAAGATGTTTACTTATATGGCGCACAGCTTGAAGAAGGTTATACGCCTTCTAGTTTTATTCCTACGCTTGCTGGCTCATCAGTCACACGAGCGGCTGAGACGTTTACTATCCCATCAGCTAACCTACCTTGGCCTGAGTACACTCCTTTTGGCTCAGAGTTAATTACCAACGGATCGTTCGACACCGACAGTGATTGGTTCAAAATACAAGACGTTACAATTGCTGACGGTAAAGCAACTATTGTGCGTACATCTAGTCAGTTTTCAGAAATTGTACAAACTGGCGTTTCGTACACAAGTGGCAAGCGTTATCGCGTTGTCGTTAATATGATTCAGTACAATGCTGGGTCAGTATCGATAAAGGATGATTCTGGTAGTCTTGGTGGATTAAATCATCTTACAACAAATTTAGGATCTGGTCAGGTTCCATTTACTCATCGTGTAGAAGTAGAGTGGGTCGCTAATGCTTCTTCGGCAGACTTGGAGATAAGTCCCAATAACAACATGACACTAGAAGTTTTGGATGTGTCTGTCTTCGAGGTGGTCCAAGGCGTTTCCATCGCTATGGATGGGCGCATTACTTATGCTGATGAAGGCGTAACAAATACAGCAAATATGCTTTACTGGCAGGATGATTCAAATAATTTCATAAGACATAGGCTTAGAACTGACTCAACAAATGTTGGTGA